ACGCCGGAGCCGTTCTCCGCTCCGCACCAGTATTTCCATGTGCCGGCGCCTGGTGCATCGGTTATCGAGATGACCTGATTGGCAGTCACCTCGAAGGTTCCAATCGCCGTGGCCGCCGCGAAGCTCTGCGCGGTCGTTCCTCGCCGGAAGACGAGCCTGCGTGTGTTGTCGTTCGCCGATCGGGCGCTGAATGACACGTTGGGCGTTGCAAACGAGATCTGCGGATTGACGGGCGTACCCGGCGCCGTGGCATCCGACGTCGCGGTTCGCGTGATATCAGCAGTTGGCGGAGATTGCGTACCGCCACCCCATGCATAGAGCCGGAACTTGTATTGCTTGCCATCCGCCAGATAGGCCGATCGAAGCGACGTATCGCCCGCATTCGACATCACGCTGCGCACTGGCTCGCTGCCGTCGACCGGCTGCCACTCAAGTTCATAGGTCAGGGCATCTCCGGCCGATGTCCAGCTGGCAAGGCCGAAACAGGCCGATTGGCCTCCCGCTACAACCTCGCGATTGATCACGACGTTGAAACCTGATGGCGCTGCCAGCTCGTCAGGCGGTAGCGGGATCACACTTGATCCAGGCGCGCCTTCCTCGACGGCGGCATTGAATGCGTAGAGCGTCGGCGGAACAATTATGCCAGAGAACTCCATAGTCATATTTCGGAGCGAGAGCTTCGGTGTCGAGGTGATCTCGATCACTACCTCGCTCATCTTCGGCGGGTAATGCACCTTGACGAAACGGCGATAGGGAACGTTCTTGGCCGGTTCGTAGTGCGCCAGGATCGAGACACGCGGTGCGTTCGCCCGGGTAAATGTGATCTTCTGCAGGCGCTGCACATGGTTGTGGCTCTGGATCGCGCCGTTATCCAGCGTCTTCGTGCGCTCGGTATCTTCCCCGACATAGGGATCGCCATAGATCGCCGCGTCCGCCTGGTTGAAATCGGCGCTCATATCGACGTAGCGTCCCCGCACTGCAAGGACGGTCGAGCTGTCGCGGGTATTTCCGTCGAGGCTGGCGCTGATGATATCGGCCTCGACGAGGCGGACGTCGGGCTCTTCGTATTCGCCGGCATGAACGCCGATCAGGCCATCCGGCCGCTCGAAGACGACAAGTTCCGCAGCCTGGTCGATCAGCTGCCCGACCTCGACCGGATTGTTCTCGGCACGAAACCACAGGCCGCCCCAGTACCGCCGCTCCGCCCCGCCGGTGCGGGTCGTCACGATCTGATCGCAAACGTTGGCGGCATTCGACCAGTCCGGCGCATACATATCGTCCTGCGAAAGCTTTCCGCCGACAGGGTGCGTCAGGTGCCAGTATCGCATGAGCGCAAGATTGCGGCTGAACGCGGCAGACCCGTTTCGAGGATCGAAGAGCAGCGCTCCATCCATGACAGAAGACGGTTGCGGCATCTGATTCGGGAAAACCGCAAGATAGTATTTTTGCGAGGCAGTCCTCGCGATCATCAGGATCGAGCCAAGGCCGTCGCCACGGTGCGCATTGCCCCAGATCGTCGGGAATGCCGCTACCACCTGAGCATATGCGGTTTCAGCGTCGAGTCCGAGGCGGCTTAAAATGGAGACATAACGGTTCGATCCGCGCACGAAATGCGCTGGAGCGATGACGTCGCCGTTTCCATCGAGCGTGACTTTCTCGTCATGCAGGTAGTGCTGCACATAGCCCTGAATGCGGTGCGCCGCCATGACGATGATATGATAAGCTGCCCCGTTCGATTGCTCGAGAAAGACGTAATCGCCACCCTTCTTCACCCGGCCCAAGACATATGTCAGCGACGGGACATTCTGCTTCAGGTTATAGCTGCCATCCTCGGGCTTCGGCACGGAAGGCTTTTGCACGAACAGACTCTGGAGGGCCGAGGCGCCGAACGCGAGACCGCCGAGAGCGAGCGCATAGGTGCCGAGATAGAGGGCAGTGGCCCCGAACGCGGTAGTCGCGACCGACGAGACAATAAGCGCGACTGTTTCGATCAAGCCAGGCACGGTTCACAGTCTCCAGATTGCGAGGGGGCGGGCAGCCACTGGGCCGACCGAATTTACGAAGCGGACAAGCCATCGCTCGCCATCGAAAATCGCCCCGAATTGGCGATGGATCTTTTTCTGGCTGCCGATCACGCCGATATCGCCGCAGGCCGGTTTCTGGACGGGCTTTCCGCAAATCCGGTCAGCGCACACGCCAACGAGAGAGACGACGCTGCCAGCGGCTTCGATATGCCTGCGAAACCCTTCTTCGCTGTCATAGGTACCGCGCAGATGCTCGGCAGGATCGCGATGCCCCAGCCAGATCGCCCAGGACGCCAGGAAAAGGCAGCAATCCACCTTTCCCGGTTCCCAGGGCTTGGCCGAATACGGCGCAAGGAATTCTGAGAGTTCCCGCATCACCAGTTCGGCCACCGGATCGTTTTCGACAGCATGAGAATGACGCGCTCGCAGAAGCGATCGAGCACGGCCGATGGGTTCAGGATCTTCGATCGAGCCTTCTGATCCACATCCGAAAGCACGGCGCCGTTCGTCAGCGTGCGCAGCGTGAATCTGTTGGTCACCTCGACGGTGATGGTGGACCTGATGCCGGTGTCGCTTGCCTGGTCGCCGAAAATGAGGTTGTCGATCTTGCCGGTGAATTTCACATCGGGCGTCCCGACCGGCTGATCGTATTCGTCGCAGTCTTGAATGAAGATGCGCAGCCGCGAGCCCTTGATAGTGCCATCCTGATAGTCCTTCCAGACCGCGTCAGAGGTGGCCTTGTCGATGCCCGAGAGCACGAGGGACAGCGTGAAAGCCTCAGCGTTGATCGCCATCTCAATCGTATCGAGGGCGTCTTCCGTCAGCACGCACGCCCGCCAAATGTTCCCGCCCTCGTCGAGAAACGGCCCGCCCGATCCATCCCAGAGCCTGATGATGCCCGATGGCAGATCCACCTGGCACAGGACACGCAATGATTTGATCGCCATCAGATGAGCCCGAGCGCCAGCTGGTTCCAGTAATCCGTCGCCTCCTGGAAGCTGACGGACGGAAAGGTGTTCTTCCGAGCATTGTCGGGTTGCAGATCCATGCCACTGTCGCTGGCAAGACGGCAAAGGCAGGTCGGATGGTCAAATTCGAGTTCGGTCCCATGCGGTATAGCCTCGCGCACGGTCGGCGAAATCGGCACAGTCCAGACATCGCCGTCGATGTCTATGACGGGCCCGGTCTCATAAAGCGCGTGGCCGCAGGAGAAACGAATACCTACGAGATTGGCAGCGGCGTTGATGATGCGCAGCCGGATCACCGTCGCTCCCAGCGGAGTAAAGCCCTCCGATATGACCGAGATGGCGCCCTGAACATACGGCGTGTCGTCGCTGAAAAGTGCGTCATCGTCGTGAGGCACTTCCCCCTGCGCCTCAAAGGCGCCGGAAGCATAAGGCGCAGACAATGACGCAGGCACTGGCACGGCAATCAAGCCCACCCGGCCGCCGAGCTTCTGCCGGATCGCCTGCCACGTCTGCCACTGATCTCGGAAACGGTTCTGGATGATGACGTTTCCGTATTCGATCGCCCAATAGCCGAGATCAGTCCGCACTGCCGGCTCTATGCCGCCGAGAGATCGTCCGCCGCTGCGGGTAAAGGGAACGATGTTTGCCGATGGCTGCTGCGGGTGCAGCACGCAGAAAGGCCAGACAATGATATCAGCCACGATAATCCCCACCCGCCGTGTTCCGCTGGTACTGCGCCACGGTCGGCATGACCTGCTTGTTCGATTGCTTTACCGCGACCTGCACGATCGTGCCGCTTGCGGTCCGGATGCGTTGGTCGGCCACTTCGGCGATAACCGAAGGGTCAGCCTGGAGATTGACCGTCACGACCTCATTGCCGCCACCGCCCCGCATCTGCGGAATACGCGGCTCCATGAGCTTGACCGGGATGTGCCGGCCGTCAGGCAACGGCACGGCGGCCTCTGGACCGGCTTCGCCAAAGATTGCTGCCGTTTTCGACACGCCGCCCCTGGCGAAGGTTTTCAACGGCTGCGGCCGCCCGTATGCGGCGACACCGCCATCTGCAAACCCGAAGAGCCCACCCAGCAATCCGAAGATACCGCCGCCACCGCCGCCAGTACCGAAGATCGCGTTCAGACCGACGTCGATCAGCTTGTCGACAACCTTGTCGAGGGCGCCGGCCAGCGCTTCGGCAGCAGACTTGCCGCTCCTGAGATCGCTTATGAAGCCGCCAACGATATCGCGGCTCGCATCCCGAAACTCGACTGCCGACTGCTTCAGGCGCTCCTGCGATGCCTTCAGGCTCTCGCTGGCCGATGACGCCTTGGCGTAATTCGTCGATAGCGCGTCGATGCTTGCGGCAAGCTCCGGCGTCACGGTGACGCCAGCCTTCTGCGCTTCCGACAGCAGCTGCTGCTGGATCTTCGCCTTTTCGACGGCAAACCCATAGTCATTGATCAGCGGATTGAGGCGCGCCTGCGCAGCATACTCGGCGTTGAGGACGTCGATCCGCTTTTGAATGTCAGCAACGTCGCCTTGGAAAATCTGATCGGGCGAGCGGCGCGAACTTCTGCCGAGGCCTGCATCCGACATGGAGACGCCCGTCCCGGAAAGATAGGCCTGCGCCTCCTGCTTTCGGCGATCAGGGTTCGCGGTCAGGCTGGCAATTGCCTGCGCGACCTTCGCAGGGCCGTTCCCCTCCTTGATCGCTTTAACGACAGCATCCGGAAGCGAGCCATAGTTATATGCAATCGATGTCAAAGCGGCCTGCTGCGCGTCCGACAGGCTCTTCCAGGTCTCAATGCCGATCGCCTTCTGAATGCCGTCCTGAAACTCGACGATGCGCCTCGACAGATCGCGCTCCGCATCGTCGAGGGTGACGACGGTATCCTTCGTGACCTTTTCGATGACGCCGTTTGCACGTTGCGTCGTATCGCTGCCAAAGCCGACACGAAACGCGTTCACATCCCACTTCGCATTGCTGATGAAACTTTCAAAGCCACGGATCATTTCCGCAGCCGCCGACTTTCCGACAGCATCGAGATTGGATTGCTCGAAATCGTAGCGCGAAGCCTCCTCGCTGTTCATGAAGCGGCCACCGCCGGAGTAAATCGGTGACAGCTGTCCGAGAGGGTTCTTATTGATCTGCGACTGCAGATTATTCAGGTTCTTCGCATACTCCCCGACCTGGCTGAGCGCCTGACCCATAGCCGGAATAAGCTCGGTTTTGATCTTGTCGGCAATCGAGGTGATCGCGTCACCTCCCTGCGTCCCGAGGCCGAGCGCGGAAGCGGTTATCGCCGCAAAGGCCGCCTTGGCCTGATCGCCTGTGAGGTAGAGATCCTTCAGGCGTTTTTGCGTACCCTCCAGCGCTTCCTGCAGCGGCAAGGATTCGTTGGCAGAAAGGCGCAGCTGCTTGGCAAGCTCCCGGATGTTCTCCGGGATGCCCTTCATGCCCTCGATCTTCGCCATTTCAAGCGAAAATTCGCGAAAGTCCGGCACGTCCTGATCGAGCAGGCGCAGCGCCTTCTGAAAATCCTGCACCGACTGCGTTGCGCCGCCGAACTCGCTGACAGGAACGCTGAGAATATCGGAGGAAAGCTCCTTGCTCGCCGCCTCGACAGCGGTCTTGAGGTCGCCGAACTCGTCGCGCAGCTTCTGCAGCGCGATCTGCTTGACGGATTCCGAATAGCCGTCAGCACCTTTCTTCGCGATGCCCCAGACCTCGTCGAACGAGCGGATCAGTTCTGCATGCGCCTTCAGGAGTTTTTCAGCATCTGGAACGTCGGACTTGAGCGTCATCAGGTACTGAACGGCGGCGCCAGTCAGGCCAACGAAGGCAAAGGACGCCAGCGACACCGGATTGACCATGGCCGCAATTGCGCCACCGAGCGTCTTTGCCGCACCGACGAGCCCGCCACCCGTCCCTTGGAATACCTGCGCAACCTGACTGCCCTGTTGCACCATCACGGTGAAGGGCGATGCGCCGGAAAGAAGGCTTGTCGTGATGTCATTCAGCTGGAACGAAAGGTTCGAGACTGCGGCACGCTGCGCGCCGATCGACGCCTCTACCTTCTTACCAGATGACGCAAAGCTGCCGGCGACGTTGTCGTTGGCCTTCTTGAACCGCCCTTCGATACCAGTAGCGCTGTCCCCGGCCGCCTTTGCAATGGCCGCAAGCTGCCGCTCGAACTTCTTCTGGGTCGCCTCGATCGAGACGAGAAGCCGAGCCTGATCTTCTGCATTCGCTGCCACTAGAATCCCTCGATACCGAGTTCAGCCATCAGTTCATCGCTCATGGCAGGAGGTGCATCGTCTTGTGTCTGGTGAGCCTTGCGGTAGCCGTCCATACAGGCGGCAAACTCCCAGAGCGTCATGTCGTCAACGTCGCGCGGCGAGTAGCCTACGACTGCGCCGGCGCCGTAGTAGCTTGACCAGCGAGTTCTTCCGTTAGGGAGCGGGTTTGGTTCAGGATCTCCGCCCCCGCTTCGCGCTCCCCCGGCTGATCATCCGTTTCCCACATGATGAAACGGCGCAGCACTTCTGCTGCCGGTATTGCAAGGGCGTAAGGGCTGGCGATATCGAGAGCGCTGTCGAGGGCTTTCTGTGCCTCTTTCTCGTTCATGCCAGCGCCGACAAGACCGAGGCGGAGCGGCTGAACGACATCGTCGATCTTCCACTGCTGACCGAGCAACCGCATCATGACAACGGCGCAACCTGCGTCGCAGCGCTGCTCGATTGCGCGAAGCTCGCCGATACCCAGGCGGAATTCATGTTCTCCGCCTGGCCAAACAATGTTTTCCGACTGACGCATCAGGCGGCCTTGGCGGTGCGGACAGGCAGGCCGTCGAACTGAATTTCGATCTCAGCCGTGACGCTCGGACCTTTCTCGGCCGAATTATTCAGGCTTACGAGATAGGCATTGCCGGTCTCGTATTCCGTGTCGCCGACCGCCGCCTTCAGGTGACCGACGCGGATCTTCTTGGTCTGACCGGTGTACCACCAGTCCAGCATGGTCTCGTGGCTTTGCGCAGCCCACACGCCAGTGCCGGAGATTGTCACTTCCTGCGACTGCACCGAGCGTTCGATGCTGTTCGGCTTGGACTCGTCGTCGCAATCCGGAACTTCAGACGTCTGCATCGTCGAGGAGCGGTTGACGCCGCGCTGCGTCACGCCGCAGATTTTCGACCAGGTGCCGGGCGTTTCGGTTTCGAATTCCACGACCAAGTGCTGGAATTTCGCAGTAATAGCGTCTGCCATTGCAGTTCTCCATTGGAAGAGCAGACCGGCTTTCACCAGTCGAGCGACAAGGGCTTGCGGCCCGGTTGGATGAGAAGGCTTACGCCCGGTTTTCGCTCTCGCGAGCTTCTGTCGCCCTCCTGCGGGGAGGGCGCACTTTTTCGGCCAGCCCTTTCGAGACGGCCCAATCGACAACATCACTCGGCCACTGCTGGGGTTCGAGCTTCGCCTCGAAGGTGAAGGAATATTTCGAGTGGGGGCGACGGAAGGTTGCGCCCCTGCTAACGACCATCCATGCCATCATGCAGCCTCCGGAACTTCGACCATTGCAACGACCTGAACGATTCCA